GCTCGTAACCTTATTCGGGGTACGTCAGCTATTGTTGATGGGGTCAGGTCAGCGTTTGCTATCTGGCAAGTAGATGAAGGTGTTGCCGAAGCTAGATGTGATAAATTAGGAATTAAGTATCAAAGAAACATGATTTATGACGGCGCAGTTGTAAAATCCAACGGGGTGGCAAACCGTGAAATCCGAAGATTTGTTCGGAATGCAAATACAGGGCTGCTGGAAGATAGAACTGTAGATATTAATCTTGCATCAGATCTCTCTAAAATTACGGATAAAGTAATAAAGAGAAGAGATATTATATTTAACTGGATTGTTCAGGAGGAAAGAGAAGGAAACTTTCTTACTACTCAAGGGAAAGAAACAGGCATTATTGATTTTGCTTTCAACCAACCAGATTGGGACACAGATGCAGATGAGATTAGAAGAATGTGCGAAAGAGGTACGGATAAACGAAATAAAAATAAAGAGGCATCTGCACAAGAAACTATAAGAAAAGATATTCAAAACCTTATTGGAGAAGGAAAAATTAAAAAGTTTAGAATAACTAAGGGTGGAGGATATAAATATCTTGGAATTTTAGATGGCAAATTAAGTGAAATGCAAGAGCAATTAGTGGATTGACAACTTATGGTAAAGTATGCTAATTATCCCAGTCTAATAAAAAAAGGAGAAACTATGATTACAGTATTTGATAAAAAAGAAGACAGGCCGAGCTTAGAAAAGGCTCAAGAGCTTGTAGGTGGTTTGGTAGAAATGGTTAGATCACCAGACAACCCAACATGGCAGATCCTCGTAAATGAAGAGGGGCTGCTTAAAGACTTACCTTTCAATGCAGAAGCATCAAAGATCTGCAACACTGGCATTGTCGGGGACGCTGTTATCCTCAAGGGTGAGGCTAGATGGGATTGAAGGCTAAAGTAAAAGGTAAAGTCTACGATAGCGAAGAAGATCGAATAAGATACGAGGATCTTTACAGCAAAAACTGGTGCGTTCAAAACAAATTAGACGTATCAGAAAAACCTCATCTTCGAGGACAGATTAAAATTAAAACTTGGTCTGAAAAAGAAGATGAGGTTAAAAACCTATCTAAAAATGCAAAGATGGTTAATAGTTTTTTAAACAGAAAAATGAAAATACCAAAAATTGCAGAAGTAA